CTGGAGTTGGAGCTGTTGCAAACATCGGTCTTCGTTTGCTTGGTAAGCGCTCTATAGGCGCTATGATGAAATCCGGCAAGTCTAATGCTCAAAATTTGCGTGATGATTTTCGTGGTGACTTAAAAGAGGCTGGAGTAGCCGATAAAGATTACATGGTTACTCTTGCTGATGGCACCAAATTCAACATTGGTTTAGATGGCAAAACCAAATATCAAAATGTTGGCAAAAACATAGATGATAAAACTACTCGTAATGCTTGGGATGTGGATTTTTCTAATCCACTAGCTAAATTTGCAACGGACAAACATTTATGGCGCCGATGATCCAAAAGCAAAATACTTTCCAGGCCAATATACTGGAATGCTAGTTAATGCTGCTGCTAGTAACGCTAAATCAGAAGCAGATGTGATGGCTAATATAGAAACTATGTTGGGCAAATCTAAGTTTGCTCAGCAAGCAGGGGTTGGAGTTAAACCACCGCCGCCAGCAAAAGCAGCAAAAGGGCAGGTAATGCGCGTATCGCCTGGCATGTATGTTAATGATCGTGGTCAAGTAAAACCAGCCCAAAGTACAAGACAGGCCTTAGAAAGCAATTATAACAAATCTAAAAAGAAGGAGAAAAAGTAATGGCACGCAAAGGAGCAATGAACAAAGAGCCACGAAGAAGACAGGTTCCACAGCGTGAAGGCCAGCCCCCAATGAGCCCTCCTGTTCGCGCTACGCAGCCTCGTGAAAAAGCTATGGAAAGACTTTCTCCTGGTGTTTATAGAGGCTCTGAGGGTGGATTAGTAAATCAGGGCGGTCGTCTTTTGAATCGCCCTCAACAGCAGCAACGCCCTCCAATGCGCAACTTACCTCAACCAATGCAGCCCGATGCTGCTCAAGCTGGTGCTGATGCTGCTCGAATAGCTGAGATGAATAACTTGCCTCAAGGGTATGTTCAAGGCGGAACATTTTTGCGTGGGAGACCTGCAAACTTAGGGCGCTCAGAAGGATCATCAATGATGGAAGACTATTTCCAAAATAGGCAAAGCGCACAACCAGATTTTAATGTTCCTATGCAAATACCTGGTCAGTTACCAAATGCACAAATACCTTATACACAGGGTATGCCAGCAGATAAAATGTATCGATATCCTGCAATACCACAAATGCCACAACCATCAGCCAACATGGGCGGCCAGTATCGCCTAAGCCCTGGTGTGTATGGCAATCAGCAGCAGGCTATGAACCAGTATGATCAGCAGATGCAGCAAATGTATCAGCCAATGCAGCAAATTCGTAAAGGATAACTAATGGCCTTTCAAGGCTTTACAATGTCACCGCCTTATGGCGGGTTGGATTTAGTAAGTCCAATAGACAACATGGATCCAGCTTATGCGTTGGAATTGGTAAACGTGTTTCCTGGGGCTGGCGCTCCTACTGTAAGATTAGGCTATCAGCAAATAGCAAATGTTGGGATATCTAACCCAATTAAGCTACTTGCACCGTTACATCTTAAAGATGGCACTAGCCAGCTTATAGCGTGTAACGCTACTAAGATTTATTCCATGACTACCGGTGGTGTGGTTAGTGATAAGACAGGCACCACAACGCCTACTAGCGGGGATTGGCAGTGGATAACATACGCCAACAACATTTACCTGTGTAACGGTCTAAATAACGCGCAGGTTTATACAGGCACTGGCAACTGTACCGATATTACGTTTACTGGTGTTACAAAAAGCACTCTTATTAATGTTACTGCTTACAAAGAGCGCCTGTATTTTGTAGAGGCTAATACTGCAAAGGTATGGTATGGCGGCTTACAAGTTACTGGTACAGGTGGCACTCCTGCTCTTACTGCTTTTGATTTTCAGTATGTTTTTACTAGGGGTGGCTACCTTGTTGGCATTGGCAGTTATAGCAATAGCGCCAATGTAGCAGCTCAAGACTATTTCTGGGCTTGTAGTTCTGAGGGTGAGATTGTTTTTTACAGCGGCACCTATGCCGGAGACCCTACAACCTGGGGGTTAGTTGCCAGATACTACATAGGCAAGCCCCTTGGTTATCGCGCTTTTATCAGAGTAAACAACGACATTTGGATAATTACAGAGCAGGGCATTGTCCCTATTTCTGGCTTGTTTCAGTCTGACCCAGAAGCAGCCTTAAACATAGTTAGCCAAAAAGTAAACCCACTAATATCAGAGTACGCATCACAAACAACTTTTGACCATCAATGGGCAGGGTTTTTCTGGCCTCAAGGTAGGCGGGTCTATATTAGCATCCCTACTAGCGGTATCGGATGCAAGTTTCTAGTTTACAGTATAGACACTAAAGGCTGGACATTGTTTCAGTTGTATAGTGATGAGCATGCACTTGCTTCCACGTTGTTTAATGGGCACCCGTATTATGGGTCTTCAACGGGCATAATCTGGGAGGGTGAGTCTGGCCAAGCTGATGCTGTTACTTCTACTACCAGCCAAGCTATAGCCTACAGTGGCCGCACAGCATTTAGCTTTTATGGCTCTAGGGGCAACTATAAGGCATTCAAAGACATTCGCCCTATCATGCGTACCAAGCGGGGTGTTACGCTTAACCTGGGGCTAGACGTAGACTTTAGACGGGCTTCTACGGTGACATCCGTTGCTACACCTAGTGGTGTATTTACGCCTTGGGGCAGTCCTTGGGGAGTTGCGCCAGGAACTACATTACCAATAGCCCCATTTACGCCAGTGCCAGCGGTAACACCCCCTCCTTGGTCGGCAGATATTGAATATGTATTTGACAGGTTTGCGGTTAAGGGGCAGGGCCATTGTGCAGCGGTACGATTTGGTGGTTCCTTAAAAAACTCAACCATGCAAATACTAGGATTTGAAATACGTTATGATATGGGTGGACAGGTATAACTATGGCTAGAAGAGGCGCAACTACAAGAGACCCTAAAAAAACTAAAGCCCCTGCAAGAGGAACACAACAGCCTCCTGCACAACAGCAAGCTGCACAAACAAATGCCAATCGTGGTGCTAGTAAATGGAATAGAACTGGCCCAGGCACTTATAAAGATCAATACGGCAATGTATTAAAAGGGCAGAAAAGCGCCCCTAAAAAAGATATGTCTCAAAGACGTAAAGCACCAGCCCCACCTACTCAACCTGCACCACCAACGCCAGAACAAATTACTGAGCAAGGGTTTCGAGGTAGTGCCGACTTATATGGCGGTATGATGGAAGAATTTAGGAACTTTGACCCGTATCAAGCACAAGGTAAGTACGAGCCTGTTTATTCACAGGAAATGGAACGAGCAAGACAAAACATAATGGGTCAGTTTGAACGCCGCAATGCTGAAGAGTTTGAACGTCAAAACATTGACACGCAGCGTCAAATTGCCGAGCGAGGATTAGACCCAAATAGCCCCGCCGCTCAGGCGCTAATGAAGCAAAATACTCAGCGGCAAGATTTAGTTAGACAAGAGGCTATGAGCGCAGCAGAGCAAGCAGCAGATGCTAGACAGCAGCAACTTTATGGGCAATCAATGGGCACTGCTGGCATGAGGTACGACATTTACGGCTCTACTTTTGCGCCTACTTATCAGACAGGCATTGCCGCTCAATACGGTCAGCAACAGCAGGAACAACAACAAGATTGGCAAGCACGACAGGCCGAATTAGACAGACGTAATCAACGTTGGATGCTTCGCAACCAACCTCGTGGTGGAGGAGGCGGCGGCGGTGGTGGTGCAGATCCATACGCAGCTTTTAATCAATATGTAGCTGGGCAAATGATGTCAGGTTATGGACAACAGCAGAGACAGCCAAATTTAGGATCTAGTGCAATAGGTGGAATAGTTAGTGGAGCAAGCCAAGCTATTACTGGCAACATTTTGCGTCAAGGATAATGTTTTATGGCGGATGGATTGTTTGAGGCGTTATCAGGGTTAAATGTTAGTGCGGCACAAAATCCATACGGCACTGCTGCTATTGGCATAGGACAATCTATACCGCAGCTTATTACACCATACACTTCTACTGGTAGAGCCGTTGGTATTGGATTAGGTTCCGTACTGCTTCAATCTTTGCTTGGCTATCAGGCTCGACAGCAAGCCGCTAGAGAAACGCTAGAGCTTAATACGCTGGCTAATCAGATGCAGACTTTGGCAACGCCACAGGAGCGCACTGATTTTATCGGCGGCGTATCTGACCCAATGTATCAGGGCCGATTGTCTACGCTATCCACTGCATTGATGCAGCAAGAAGCAGCTAGAAAACTAAAACAATCTGAAAAGCTAGCCGATTTAACTACCGCAGCGGAGTTTGAAATAAGTCCATTAGGTGAACAAGTAGCAGCAACAAAAGCTAGAAGAGAGGCGGACGCTAAACGGGAACTTGTTAGAGCATTAACTTCTGGTGGTTCTGCTAGCACTGCTGGCGCAGAAGGT